GCTAATATGTCGATGTAATACATTTAATAAAAATTCAATGGCGTGGAGTTTTCGTTTTTATCACACAGGATTATTAAAATAATTCATAAATCTATTGAAAATAATGAGTTTGCATAATGGAAAGAAATACCTCATTCTATCTTCATTCGGACGTTTAGCCGTCTAAACCACCCACAACATCATAGATGAGGAACTTATTATGACAACATTTCATTTATCCGGTTTTCCACGTGTTGGTGCAAAACGTGAACTTAAGTTTGCACAAGAACGCTATTGGCGTGGAGAAATTGCTGAGCAAGACTTATTAGACATTACCAAAGCATTACGTGAAATCAACTGGAAGCACCAAGCGGATGCAAATGCGGATTACATTGCCGTAGCAGATTTCACTTTCTACGACCATATTTTAGATTTACAAGTGGCAACTGGTGCTATTCCTACCCGTTTTGGTTTTGATAGTCAAAATCTTACTCTTGATCAATATTTCCAATTGGCACGTGGAAATAAAGAACAATTTGCTATCGAAATGACCAAATGGTTTGATACGAACTATCATTATCTTGTACCCGAATTCCACTTAGATACCCAATTTAAAGCAAACCCTGCGCATTACATTCAACAAATTCGTGAAGCCAAAGCCCTAGGATTAAATGCCAAACCCACCCTTGTCGGGCCATTAACTTTCTTATGGTTAGGCAAAGAAAAAGGTGAGGCATTTAATCGTTTTGATTTACTTCCGAAACTTCTCCCTGTTTATGTGGAGCTTCTAAATGCGTTGGCGGCAGAAGGTGTGGAATATATTCAAATTGATGAGCCAGCCTTAACTGTCGATTTACCTGCACAATGGGTTACTGCATATAAAGAGGTCTACACCATATTAACCACACAAGTGGAAACAAAATTATTATTAGCGACTTATTTTGGTTCCGTGGCGGAACACGCTGATTTATTAAAATCTTTGCCTGTTGCAGGTTTACATATTGACTTGGTGCGAGCCCCAGAGCAACTTTCGACCTTTGTTGATTATGACAAAATTTTATCTGTAGGTATCATTGATGGTCGTAACATTTGGCGGGCAAATTTAAACCAAGTGTTAGACGTTGTGGAACCGCTAAAAGCTAAATTAGGCGATCGTTTATGGATTGCTCCAAGCTGTTCCCTACTCCATACGCCTTATGATTTATCAATAGAAACCCAATTACAGGAAAACAAACCTGAACTTTATAACTGGCTTTCTTTCTGTTTACAAAAAATTCAAGAATTACGTGTCATTAAGACCGCACTTGAACAAGGTCGTCAAGCTGTTCAAGGGGAAATTGATGCCAGCCAAGCTGCTGCCGATGAGCGTGCTAACTCAAAAGATATTCATCGCTCTGAAGTTGCTGAACGTTTAGCAAACTTGCCAAAAGGTGCCGATCAACGCAAATCACCGTTTGCAGAAAGAATTAAATTACAAAATGCGTGGTTAAATTTGCCACTACTCCCGACTACTACCATAGGATCTTTCCCGCAGACTAAAGAAATCCGCTTAGCCCGTGCAGCCTTTAAAAAAGGTGATTTAAGTTTGGCGGATTACGAAGCGGCAATGAAAAAAGAAATTGAATTGGTTGTACGTGAGCAAGAAAAATTAGATTTAGATGTATTGGTTCACGGCGAGGCAGAACGTAACGATATGGTGGAGTACTTTGGCGAATTATTAGAGGGTTTTGCCTTCACTAAATTCGGTTGGGTGCAAAGTTATGGATCCCGTTGTGTAAAACCACCAGTGATTTACGGTGATGTCGTTCGTCCTGAACCAATGACAGTACGTTGGTCTCAATATGCACAAAGTCTAACGAAAAAAGTAATGAAAGGTATGCTTACAGGCCCTGTCACTATTTTACAGTGGTCTTTTGTTCGCAACGATATTCCGCGTTCGACAGTCTGTAAACAAATTTCCGTCGCACTTTCTGATGAAGTATTGGATTTAGAAAAAGCCGGAATTAAAGTGATTCAAATTGATGAACCTGCAATCCGTGAAGGTTTACCGCTTAAACGGGCAGACTGGGATGCTTATTTACAATGGGCCGGTGAAGCATTCCGTTTAAGCACAATGGGTTGTAAAGACGACACGCAAATTCATACCCATATGTGTTATTCCGAATTTAATGATATTTTACCGGCTATTGCAAATTTAGATGCCGATGTTATCACTATCGAGACTTCTCGTTCTGATATGGAACTCCTCACCGCCTTCGCTGATTTCAAATATCCAAATGACATAGGCCCTGGAGTGTATGACATTCATAGCCCACGCGTTCCAACTGATGATGAAGTTGAACATTTATTACGTAAAGCATTACAAGTCGTGCCAAAAGAACGTTTATGGGTCAACCCGGACTGCGGACTAAAAACTCGAGGCTGGAAAGAAACCATTGAGCAATTAAAGGTGATGGTAGATGTAACGAGAAAAATACGTAAGGAATTAGTATGTTAACCATCATGCCAAATGTATCAGGTTGATGTGGTAAGATCACAGAAAGTGAGCCACTATGTCTTTTGATAAACGCCTTGTTATTTAAACAGGGAATAAACCTGGCATGCTTTTAGAAACTCTCCTAAAATTCGCCGTCTTTATGATGAAGACGGCCTTTCTTACCATAAGATCGCTGAAAAACTTTGACTCAAAAAATAACTCAATTATTGTTGAGATGACCGAATAGCAACGAGAATTTTGCTCAGGGGTATCTGTCATCAGTTGCACTTTCACCACTAATGGAGTTTTATCGCCTGTTGGCAAGTCTTTGAGAAACTCAAGATAATTTAACCGCACTTTGGGAAAGGACAGTTGTAGTTGTAAAACAAAATTATTAAAAATTGACAATATGGATGAAGTTATGTAGATTCTTGAGCTTTTTTACATACAACTCCATTTTTAAATGAAAACAAATTCAAGCATTATCATTAACTCTTCTGTTTTTCTTGCTTATATCTCCTTTTTAGGTTGGTCAGTGGTCTACATATATGGATGGGCTAAATTTTACTACTATAATTATCCTTGGGAATTCGTAGAAGTTGGTATAAATAACATTGCTAGAGCGCTTGGTATATATTATTCGTTTCAATGATTATATTCATAACTTTATAGGCTGGATTATTATTAAGAGTGCGAAGCAAGTATTCTCAAGTACAACAGTTGCATCTATTCGAACGTTTGTTGTGTTAAGTATTGTATTTACTCCATTATTAGTTCAGTTATCACTGGTTACACATAAAAATGACTATGCCATCATTTCTGTTTATTTACTTGGGGCAATAGCTATATCTATTCTTTGCAAAAAACATAGTTATAATATCAGTATCCAAAAAATTTTTAATGATATTAAAAATCAGAAAGTACACTTACTCACTGCACTGACTATAGTGTATTTTTACTTTGCTTTATCAGCTTTTATGATTGGTTATTATGCTCAGATTTTCCCCAAAACTTATGCTCAAATTACATTATTTGAAGAGGATTATTACATTTTAGGGAAAAGCCATGACACCCTTATTTTAATTCAAGACATAGGGGATAATAATAGTAACTTTTTCATTTATCCCTGCGTGAATAATATTAAACCTTGTAAAGTAACGATTAAAAATAAATCAATTATGGATTGATTTATTTTCCCTAGAGAAAAGTGTTATATCTACTTACTGGTTAAAAAAGGGGCATTACGCCCCTTTTGAGATTGTTTGAATAGCTCACTGCTTGAATAATCATGAATAATCAGCTGGCCTTGAGGAATATTTAAATTACGGCTAAGTTGTTCAGTGAGTTCAATAGAAAAAATAGACAACTTAAAAACTCTAAGTTCCCCTTTTTTAGTCTCAACTCAATGAAAATAAAAGATTTTTAGGCAAAAAAAAGCCGCTATTAAAGCGGCTTTCTATGTTTAAAATTCTGTTTGGTGCCTAGGGTCTGTTTCTTTTATCTTTGATTTAAAAGCATTAATTGTTTGATTGGCGTAATTTTGGCGTAACTTGTGTTTTCATAAATTTGTATCCATTGAAAAAATTCCCACGGGCCAGAACAAAAAGCGAGGCGTTAACCTCGCTTTTTTCTGCCTATTCGGCAGTCAATATGAAATGAAAAATACATTTTTCTAAGCTACTTATTCAGCAGTAAAGTGATTATATCAAATTAATCGCATGAGTTACGGCAAAACTACCGTACTTTTGTCCTATACTTTCCTTCATTTATTCACAGCAACAATCACCCTTTTCTTCACTTGGGCAACCAAGATCGTTAAATGCAGATTCGGTAAACTCCCATTTCACACAGGAGCCGGTAGGGAATGTTTTGGCTTCTGTTCCGTCTTTACCCCGTTCAATTTTTACTTCATTTCCAAAAGCATAAGCCTTCACAATTTCTGCACCTGTGCCATCATTGATGACTAGGTAAGTGTGATTTTCGCCGAGCTTTTCAGCCAGTTCTTTTGCGTTGATGATAGGCAATAAGCCGTCTGTTGCATTCAGCTTTTCTGTTAGGCTTGCATTAAAGCCGTTTAAAAATTGATATTTCATTTAGCACCCCAAACATTCTGAAGAAGTAAAATAACCGTTTTCACTGTTTCCAATATTGCATTTACAGCCAAGATGTAACGGTACGCAGAAAGGCTGACAGCCTTCAATTCGGATAATGCCTTGATAACGCCCTGATCGTGCTTTATAAAGTGCATCGTCCCACATAAAGGTTACGCTGTCTGCCGTCATTTCTAAAGACGGATAAACGATAGTATCGCTACCTCCCACACGAGTAATTTCAATCGTGGCTTCGGTTGCGTTACCACAGTTGTCAATTTGAAAGGTGGTTTTTGCCACTTTTTTGTTGATATGTATTGGTCGCATTTTTGCTCCTTGTTAAATGAAAAAACCGCACAATCTTGTGAAAGTGCGGTTGGTTTATGATTTATTTATTTACTTAATTTGGTAACCTGTTCGTTGGATCATGTCCTTAATATCATTCGTGGCATTAATAACAAAGAGTTGAACATTTGGGTGATCGTTTTGATAAACACGGAAAAGCTGGTCAGCAAACCCTTGTCCTATACTTGTTACACCTTGAAAATCTAAAATAACCTTTTGGAAATGCTCAAAGCGGGCAACTAACCTTTTTGCCTGTGAACGAGACATTAAAAATTCCCCCTCGTGTTTTGCTAAATTAACGGGAACAACTGTTGTTGCAAAAGCATATTCATCCGGCATTGCAAACTGATCAAATACATCTTTTGTTCGTTTGGTTGATGAATGTAATAATTCAAACATTACCTTTGTTCCCTCAATGTATTCAATATCATGTTCATACATAACATCAATGACACCTGCATCATGTACAAATGCCCAGCCTTTTGAATTTATACAGAAGAAATCAAAAATCTTAGATGAAAAGAAAATTCCTTCCCCACTATGATTTTTCTTATCCGTGGTAAGTTTTCCCTTTGATAACTCAAAAATAGATTGACGAATATCAATGAGATCAAAGGCTTTTTGTATTTTTTCAAAAATACCTAATCCATTATCGGTAATGCTCACAAAAGTTGAAATAGGCGTTTGGCGAATTTCAACAACAATTTCCGTTCCATTTGAATGGTCAATGGCATTATTGAACATCTCTGTAAATCCGTACTGGAAGATCTCAAGCACATTTTTACTCAATCCATTTAATTTTGAATCTAACGTTTGAGTGTAAACCTGAAACTCATCAAGTTCATTGCTTAAACTAAAAGTAAAAGTATCTACCTTTTCAACTAATTCATAACGGGTAGAACGCCCACGTCCTGAAACGGTTAATAAATTATCCTCAACCCAACCTTTTAATTTTCTTGATGCACTTTGGCGAGTAATTGAAAGTTTTTCAGCAATTGCTTCTGCCGTTTGTGTTGGATTATGTTTTACAACTTCAAGTAATTTACATAAAATATCGTTCATAAAATCCTTTATAAGTAACCTAAATACGATGAAATAGTAACATAAAGCAATTTATAATGTAACATTTTATTTATTAGCTTGAATAACAGGTAAAAATTATCCCCACAAGTTATTGGCAAATGCCGGTATGTTGTGTGAATTCAATGCCCCAAATTCTGCCGTTCGCATTGTGCCAAGGTATCCGCCAATATTACTTAAACCGGCAACCGATTGAGACCAGCCCTCATAAGGATTGATTTGGCTTGCGGCAGCGGCGGCTTGTTGGGCTGTGCGTAATGAGTTAAGACTGTCCGCAATCCGTCCTTGGAACATCGCATTCCATTTGTACATTTCTTCCCGATACTGGCTTTCACGTTGATGTTTGCGTTCTTCTTCAAAACGAATAGCTTGGTTAGTAGCTAACACCACGGCTTTTGCCTCTGCCACTTGCAGTTGGCGTAATGCCGTGCGGGTTGCGCCTACACAGTGGATATTGCTTTCCCGTTGCACTTTATCTCTTGCCCGTGAAAACTCACTGCGAGCCTGAGCCACTGCTCTATTTTTTGCCGTTTCATAATCGACTTGATAGCCTGCTTGCTCACGTGCTGACGCTTCGTTTAACATTCGGATTTCAATCGGGCGTGAATTGTCGTACCAATGATTGAAAAACTTATCCGATTTGTCTTTCTGATTGTTCCAGATTTCATCAAAACGATTTTGTGCCTGTTTTGCGACATCGTGTTGTTTGTCGGCAAAATAAAATGAGGCGGCTTGTTGTATTAGAGCAATAATCATATTGGCTCGGGCATTTTGTTGAACTGCTTCAAAATACTTACAAGCATAATCTGCCATTGCTAACGCTCTTGCTTTAGCCGAAGCATTTGTTAATTTGTTATCATCGGGAAGCGCTTTTATATCACTCTTAACTTTGTCACAATCACTTTCTTTCGTATCAAACAGTTCCATTATTTGATCGTGTGTATATGGGGTATCGCCCATAATTAAAACTCCTCATTTAAGTAATGTAGATAGAGATACTCCGCTTTTTCTTTATATTCCATCATTTGATGAATTAGCTCTTTGACATATTCATCTCGTAATGCCATCAGTTGCGGTGCGGTGTATTTTTTGTATTCTTGATAAAGCAGGTCTTTGCTACTGTCTTTATCGGATTTGTCTTTTAATTCGTTGATGATAGGCTCAAATTGATTTGCCATAGTTCTCCTGTTTGTGGGTAAGAAAAAACCGCCTGTATTGCTACAAGCGGTTTTGTGAAAAAATTTAATCAAATAGAGGATTGTCAGGATCATCTTCCTTTGGAAACGGAATATGAATCGGAGAAAATCCTACAATTGTAATTTCTTCCTGAGAAACTTTTCGATAATGAAGAACTGCTGCGGATGTTAATCCTTCCAAATTAAGCTGAAGCTGATAAGTTAATCTCCGAACTTTTGCACCAGGATCGAACTCACCACAATGATAATGCCAAAAATGGTTTGCCTGATAATTTTCTGTATTGGGAATTTCATCTAAATTATCATCCAGCCAAGAAGGTTTATTTTTACCAACTAGCGCTTTATCTAGCATCACATCTCGAGCAAAAACAAAAATCAAATTTTTCTGCGCCTTTGACAAAAACGGCATATCCACAAATTGTCGATTATTTGCCGTCCCGGATCTAAATGCCTCGGAAAAATTAACCTTCATCTTTCAAGCTACCCAAAAATAAATTGACGGAGCTCTTCGTCCGAAGAGTTCTTGTCAAAGCTCGCAACAATAGGGCTATTTACTCTTGGCAATAACACTAGGTCAGCTTCTTTTTTATATTCATAGGAATGAAAGAGTTTAGTAAGTTTATTTAGTGAATCTTCAAACCTTGTTAAATACTCAAACATGAGTGAACCCTCTTCAGCATATTGTTTAGTTGAAAACAACAGCCTTGCTGATTCCTTAAATAAGCTCATTAATTCACCTTCTGCAAAACCCTCAAAAATTGAAAGGCGTGTCTTAGCAAGTTGATAAAAACCAGATAAGTTTTTTTCTGCCATAAAAATACGTTCGGTTAGCTCCTGAATTTCCGCTTCAGTCGCTTCTTCAGGCACAGAGACAATATGCTTAACTTCAGAATATTGCGTGTTATAGTGTGGCTGAGGCACACCCGCAATCGCTGAAGCTATTGCCATACTAACTAATCCTAATGAAGCCATAATTCCTCCCTATTTTTGCTATTCTACATTATAACACTAAGGGCGATCAGCTTTAAACCATTAAGACAAACTCTTCATCAGCAACTGAATATAACTCTCTGTTAACTTACTGTATCGATATTCTTCATCTTCCTGTAAATTAACTGAATAGGCGACTTTGGGAATAACGAGAAACTCAAAGAGCAATCTATCCGACTGAGCAAAAGTTGCCTTTATCTTAATAAAATGAGTGGTTTTAGGATAAATTTCAGGGGCATCCTCTAAGGTTACACCAAGATCAAAATTGACTTTAGGTAATTCAAAGCCATCTTCCACAAATGAATGAATATTGGTTTGTACATAAGGCGTTGTTGCCACGTCATCAGTGATATTCGCTTTGTAATATTTATCCACTAATCCAAGTTGCCTTGCAAGCGTATCGGCAAATAATTGGATTTCACGTTTTAATATTTCCTTATGGGTTAATTTGGTTTGTTGAAAAGCCTGACCTTGTTTACATAAGGTTTGGTAATCAATCATTTTCCCTCCTATTTTTGAGTGAATTTTACACTGCCGTCATAAAATCACAACCGCACCCTAAAGTGCGGTCGTTTTTTAGTGAGTTTTCTTAGTGTTCAATTTCTCAAGAGTGCGGTACTTAAATAATATTCGGCGTTGCACTTCGTCCACTTTTTTGTAGTAAAGTGCCAACCGTTTATCATATTCCCCTTGAGAAATCTGTTTCTTTTCTAACCCTTTTGTCGCATTCGCTTTAACCTTGCGTACCACGCCGATTGCTTTATTCGCTTCTTCGTTTAATGCCAGTAAGCGTTTTCGCTCCGGTGTTAGCCAAGTTTTTACATTCTCAGGGTGATGCTCCTGCTCATATTTGTAAGCTTTTGCCAAATTTTCCATCTCAGCTTTGCTTTCATAATATAACGTACCAACCCGACTTTCGCCTTTTAATGCAAAAAAGTCATTAAACAAAGGGATACTCATTGGTTTTCCTTGAGCAACACGATTAGGATTCTCAATGAGCGCAGTCGCTAAATCACCGGCAGAACCTAAAAAGCCTTTATAAGCATTGATAAGATGCTGATAGCTTTCCGGATGGGCATCCATACCAAAAACATCATACATTGTTTTCGCCACATCTTCCCAAAATGGGGCAGTGTTGGATTTTGATTGGGTAGCATGCAATTCCTTTTCATTCACCCAGTTTGGCGTAATTTTATTACCAAAGGCATTACGGTCGGTTGCCAACTCTACAAACGGTTTGAAGATAGTCGGTGTAAGGGTGTTCGCAATTTTCGCAAACGGATCTTTGGTTACACTGGTTTCATTCGGACTAACCGGCATTAAGCTTTTTGCATTATGCGCCACAATATTACCCACAGCATCAGATAAATGAATCTGCCCGTTGAAATAACGCATCATATTTACCGCCATATTCCATGCCATTTGCGGCGCACCATAACCAACCGGAACTCGAATATCTCCTAATGGGGTAGGGATACGAATTTCACGGCTTAAATCTCCTTTGCTATCCATTTTTCCACCCGCCTCGTCATCATCACCGGCGAGAGCTGAGAGTAGTTGATAAACCATCATCCCCATCAGAACACGAGAGGCTAAATAAACTTGACCACGGCGAGTGCGTATAAACATCAAGTTATTTTTACCTCCTTGAATAGCCGGATTTAAGAACGCATAAAAGCCTTTAAAATGTTTAGTAAATGAACCTTGTTTACGGAAATCCATTAACCCAAGTACTAAACCACTGGCTTGCGCCGGAGAAATACCGTTTTCCCGTAATGCCATATAAGATGCTAAAGACGATACCGTATCAAATGTGGTGTTCCACATTTCCGCTAGACGCATCGCTTTTGTGGCCAATGTCGGATTACCATATTGCTTAAACTCCTTATCCAAGTCTTTGCGGGTTCTGGCAAGCATTGCGGAATAAGTTGATAATGCCCCGCTGTCGATCATCTCTTTTAAATAGCCCTGCTCTTTATTGAGATAATTGCCTTGTGCATCTTTTCTATCGTCTAAATTTGCTGTTCCGCCCTCTTTCGCAAATTTCGCTGTCGCTTTATAAATGCCATTCCGCCCCAAATGCGCGCCCCAAACAAGTTTTGTCATATCACGACCAATCTTGTTTTTCGCTTTCTGATCTAAATCTTTACCATTACTGCCTAAGATTTCTCGGGTTGTCAGTAAAATAGATTTCTCCCAGCTATCCCGAACCATATTTTTCAGGGCAAACATCGGTTTCAATTGGGTTACCCCACGAGCAAACCAACCTGTTAAGGTTTTGATTTGGCGAAAACCCCATAAATCGCCAAGCGGACTGACGGTTTGAGAGCTGTTTAATGCCTTCATTACATTATCCGGAAGTTTATACTCATAATAGTTATCGCCGTATTTCCGAATCAATACATCATCGCTTGTGCGTGTTGTGCCTTTCATCAGTTGCTTGGTGATACCTGTTGCCTCCTCAGCTAATTTTTGAGCTTCTCTTTCCGAATGCCCCTCTTTAAGCGCATTTTCTTTAGCCGTTTCATACAATTCATCAATCGAATTTTTAAACGGCTGCCATGCAGCATTGGTGATGGTTTTATCCAACATTCGCCATGTTGCATCAATTGCGCCTTCCGCCTCAGAATTTGAACGTCCTTTTGCCGCTTTATCCTTGCTGACATTTTTCGCTTTACGTCCCGCCCCACCAATATAATCGTTCTCTTTTTCAAGATCGATTTCATTGTCTCCGGTCAGTGGAACATAATGTTTATTTTGACGATATTTGTGATACTGCTCCCTCGTAATACGACCGCTTGCAAGATTCATTGCTAAATTTTCCTCAATTGCCTCAAACAAAGGTTTGGTTGCAATCTCAATTTCTTTAGCCGGAATTTTGGCTTCAATATTACGCATAATTGTTTGAGCATGAGGGATTGACCAACCACCTGCCGTGCCGACTTTCGGTTGATACAACTGATTACCCTGTTTATCTCTGCCCCAAACTTGACTTTCCACATCAGCTTTACGGTAGCGATATTGACGTTCAGCACGTCTATGCTCTCGGGTTGCTTGAGCAAGTGCCTCTCCATCACCGGCATTTTTTGCCTCTTCAATCGCCTGCAATGCCTCCTCTATTTTCTGTTTCTCATTGGCTAAATACTCGTTATTTTTTTCAATAGAATAACGGGCAGAAAGCCAATATTCCGCATAGAATTTAGCCTGCTCAACCGACATATTATGCTTCTTCGCTAACGCATTGATATTTTTCATCAACGGCTGCAAATACTTTTGCATCATTCGAGCATTCGCCGCATTTTTCACCCCGTCTGTGCGATTCATTTGATGAACGATACTCACCTGTTCGGCATGGGTGATTAAACCGCTTTGTTCAAGGTTCTTTAACCATTCGGCAACAGGACGGGTTTGATCTGCCAATGCAGTATCCGCTTTCACCTTAAAATATTCCCACGCTTTGCTAAACTCTTTTTCGCTTAACAAACTGCGGAGCGTGGTTTCATCTTCACTACGATGAATTTCCCCACTTTCAATTTGTTCCAATACAGAAGGTTTACGGGAATAACGAATATCATTACCCGATTGCTCAGATTGATATTGACTTAGATCGGTTTCTGTTTTAACATCACTCCCAATGGACTGTTCTTGTGATACATATGCGGGCAATTGAAGCCCAAAGGTATCTACAATATCAGTCCCTTTTTCGGAGCTGTTTTCCAATGACGAAGAACGCAATTGAAGCGTGAAGTTATTTAAGAATTCAGCTCCTTTTTCTTTATTCCAATACAGTAAATCATTCTCTAATCCACGTTGGATTTGTGAATGATTTCTACCATATACGCTTGCAATATTAATCAACTCAATACCTTGTTGAGTTTGTTTTAAATGCAATGCTGCCACAATAGGCTTATCCACCCCATTTACTCTTTCAGTGAGTTCCGTCAAAACAACATAACCATTTTGTTGTGTACTTGATCTCATCACTGCAACAGGATTATTAATTTGAGCGGGAATAGCTTTTAATACTGTTGGTTCTACCGCATGCTTATCAAACATAACTTTAGAAAGCGTTTTAGCGTGAATAATCACATCGGTATCTGGAAGCCCTAGCATTTTTAATACATCAGGAGTTGTACCAACATGGATAATTTTTGTTTCTGCTTGTTCACCACTAACCAAATCATCAACCGCTTTCGCAAAATCAGAATCGGCATTTTCATTCAAGCTGTAACGAACATCATCTTGCATTACCTGATCTTGCTGAGAAGTGGAAATCGTATTAATCCCCTCTTTGATACCTGACAAGGTGTTAAACACATCTGAGGTCGTCATTTTTTCGGTAAATTTAGGGCTGCGGAAAATTAAATTCATCAATTTACGAATATAGTTGGCAATTTTCGTAAGATGATCGGCAACGCTATTTTTACCTTGCTTATAGCTTTCGTGAATTTTGGTTTTATAACGGTTTTCTAATGCCGCCCAGTTTCCGGTTTCAAATGCCGCATAGATTTCTACCAAGGCTTCTTCCACTGCAACAGGGTAAGAAATATCGCCACGATCTTGTTGGATTTTTCGGGCCATGACTTTTACCACAACATTTTCTGCCGCACTTGCTAAGATACGGGTCAGGGCATCACCATATTTCACCCGCACACCGGCATGCGCCAATTCGTGCCAAGCTACCCAAGCCAAGCGTTCATCACGACTTAGTGTTTCATCTGCCGTAATGTTATCGCTGATGAGATAAAGTTTTTTCGTTGAGATTTCAAACCAACCTTCCACACCATCAGATATTAATTTTTTCACGTCTTTGCCGGAAGGGATTTCCGTATTGCGATCAACCACCTGAATATGTGAGGCGGTTTCATCGCCTAAAAGGCGTGATAGGGTTTGTTGATCTTGGGCGATTTGATTGACAACCTGTGCAGAATTGGCTAAATTATCACCGTTCTCTGCAACCACGCCCCTGCCTCTTTGTGAGTGAGCGTGCGTATCGTTCAGTTGGCTAATGTTAGTCGGTCGCCCGAGTTCAAGGGCGGTGTCATTTGACAAGCCGTTAGGATTAGCGAACTGTCCTGAATCAGAAGCCACGTTTGGAGCCCCTTTATCAGCACGGGGAAGTGTAGGGCTGGTAATAGTAGGAATAGACTTGTCATATCCCTTTCTATTCGCATCTTCAAACACATCAACAGCTCCCACGTTTTGACGCGTAAGTGTAGGCTTAACGTGCGTAGTAGCGGAAGTATCTCCACCTACTCCGTTTACACCTGTTTGATGTAACTTAAACCCCGTAATAATCCAAGAGTTACTTCCTTTTCTTTTTGCTAATGCAACACGATACCCGTTGTGATCGATTTGTACGCTTAGATCTTTTCCATTTGGACTAGACCAAACTTTTCCAGCCTTTCCTTTCGCAATCGCTTCAACAATATTATCTATTAGCATTCTCGCTGCCTGAGCATAACTCATACCATCTTTACGCATACGGGCTTCAATAATATGAGCAATCCCTTTGCCAACAGGTTCTCCTTTTTTGTTAAACGGTTTCGTTAAACCATCATCCCCCCAAACAAAATCAACCCAACCAAACTCACCGTTATACATTCCCCGTTTCACATCCGCTTTATCCAAGATTGCCTGTGTCATGCGCTCACGACCCCGTGCAATATTGGCTTCAACCGATTTCATTGGTGAACGAGAGTAAAGCACTTGCTGTTCTTGATCTTCTTGCTGTCTGCGATATAACTCTTGTGCGAGTTGTTGGTGTTCAGGGTAACGCTGAATTATCTCGGCATAACGGGAATTTACTTCTCTTTCCGTAATATCACCACGTTGATAAGCTGACACTATATCCTGAGATGCTTGACGATATTGTTCCAAACGATCTTCATCAAATACAGGTTGGGTAGTTTCCTGCTCCGGTTCAGTCGTCTTAACCTCGGTATCTGCAAAAACTTGCTCATTTTCAACCGCACTTTCCGACTGTAATTGCCCCGTTTGCTCAAGATAAGCCCGGGCTAAATCGGCATATTCCCGATCGCCTTCGTTTAAACGTTGTTGTAATTTACCGTCTTCAATATCGGATTTCAGATCGCTATAAAGTTCGTTAAAACGTGCTTCATCAGACTGATAACCTGCCAATACACTTTCTAACACATTGCCGTTTACCGGTGATTTTGGCTGTGTTGGTTGAGGTTCGGGTTGGGTGTTGTTTGCTATATCATCGACAGCCTGATCGCTATTCGCTTGTATTTGTTCTTCACTTGGCTTGCGATAAGCATTATCTGCCGCCGCAATCGCCCCGCCTGCCGCACCAAATAATAAACCGCCTGCTGCCGCTTCACCTAAGCCATCGCTGAGTGAATGGGTGGGATCAATATCATTGATCGCTTTATTGCCCATAAACTGTTGAAATACTTCATCAGTAGGTTCAGTAATCAATTCAGAGGCAAATTTTCCTGCCGTTGAACCCAACACACCTTTTCCAACTTGACCAATACGGGCTAATCCCCCTAATTGGCTTAATGCCGCACTGCTTAAACCGGTTGCCAACACTTCCCCACCGTGTTCAATCAATGAACCCGCCAGTTGTGAGCGTGCCTGTTGGGGCGTTAAACCTTGGGAAAGTAACGCCTGATATTGAGGGCTTTGCTGTAATTGGCTTTCAGGCATTGCCATAAGGTGATCGTAAATCTCATTACGGGTTTCCCCTGCTCCTTGCACACCACCTACAACAAAAGGCAAGGCTAAACTTGCACCACCTGTTACCGGTGCGGCGGCTGTACCAACGACTGCCGCCCCAATGGTTGGTAAAGCACTTTCGGTAAACTGCCCAATGGTTTCTAATGGGTTTTCTACGGCATTGGAAAAGAATTGAGTAAAACCTAACTCGCCATTGGCTTTCGCTTTTGCCATCGCATCGGCAGAACGTAATGCACGCATTTTGGCTTCATCACTTCGCCAGTTTTCTACCTCGTCTGTTGCTTCCTTAAACCATTTTCTTGCATCACTCTCCGGCGCAACTAAGCCAGTTACTTGTTCCCCAAGTTTTGTGAATGTTGTCGGAATGTAGGAAAGTGCATCACCTGCACGGCTGAAAAAGCCAGCCTCTTCGTCAGCAAGGCGGAACACATCAGCGTGTTCGTTAAATGCCGACAAAGCAGTTTGTTGTTGCTCTTCCGTTAAATGGGCATACTGTCTTTTCAGTGCTTCTTGTGCTTGCTCCCAAGCACGATAGCGTTCTTCTGCCGGTAAATTTGCGGTGTTGTTGATGAACGCTTTTCCCATTTCGGCTGATTCTGTTGCCAAATTGGTATTAAATGCTTCTAAACGAGCGGCACGATCACGCTCTGATAATTGGCGTGGTTTAGGTTGTTCAAAGCCATAGGCTTTTTGGAGTTCCGCCACTTCTTTTGGGGAAAGCATATTGCTAAATCCACTCGACAAGGGAGCAAAATATTCTTGAAGTTGTTTTTGAAGTTGGGTATCAAATTTCGGCATAGCATTTCCTTTATTTCGGATATAAAAAAACCGCACAATCTTGCGAAAGTGCGGTCGGTTTTGGTTAAGTTTTACTTGATATTAATTACCAATGCTGACCTCTTGCCTTAGCTTTCTCTATTTCAAGCCAACTAAAAAGATCACTTAAGTTTTTAGATTGCCCCTCCGATGGAATAAATCGTCCATTCATCATTATTCCATTTTGTTTTTCCGGTAAAGCCGTTGGTTCTACCGTTATCGGTACTGTGGATTGTGCTGCTACTTGCGGAGGCTGTGTATCAAGTCTATAAGGAAATGTTACCTGCTGCGGAATAGGCAATTGCCCAAAAGGCACAGATAAATCCAGTTTTGGTATCGTATAAGCCGCAAGATCAACAGGCATCACTTTCTTTCTGAGTGCCTCCGCTTCTTCCCTACTCGCATTACCGGAAATAATCAGTTTATTTAATTCAAAATCAAGCAAATTTGAATCGTATTGACCTGTTCTCATTTTTTCACCCGTTATCGGGTCGATAGTTACTTTTTCAGCCGACTGTAAAACGCCTTGCATAAGCGCATCCTTTTTTGCCCGATCTTGTGCTGCGGCATTGTCAAGATTGTAGTAGGCATAAGGCGATACTGTTTTTCTCACTTCCTCCGGCAATCTGTTATAAAACTCCATTTGGCTTTCACCGGGTTTGCCAAATTGTGCCCTCAGTTTAAGTAGCTCATCCTGTCCCAACAACGCCTTATTCCCGATATCATGTTGCGTGGTGTTATGCATGTTCAGAGCAATTTGGCTTTGGATTTCACTCGGATCGGTTTTTAGCGCGTTATTATATAGTCGCTGTAAATCGGCTAATTCCACGTTATTTTTGCCAATACCGGTTTCAAATTTATTATTTTCAAACGCTGTTCGCCAATCTTCTGTCGCTAAATTCTCACGGTTCTTTCGGTGGTTTTCGGATGTGGTTGCAAAGTTATTTGCAATATCAAATGCCGTTTTCCACGCATTTTGATCGAACTCTGTCGGTTGGGCGTAAAGTGCCATTGCTTTGTTAATGTCTGAGATTGCCATTGTGTTTCCTTATTTAATTAAGTAGTAAGAAAAGGCTAATGCCATAATAAAAATGGCAAGTCCTCCACTGCAAAAGAAAAACTTAATGCCGAAAGAAATATCCTTTCCTGCTTTATCTGCACCTTGTTCACTCATATTGCCTCTCAATTTTATTCCTTCTTTTATGGGAAGTTGGAATGAAAAAACCCCGAAAGTTTGCCGCTTTCGGGGTTTGTTTTTTGTTCGTTTAAACTATGCCGTTTGGTCGTAAATACTTCTCACCATATCACCAATATAATCCGGCAATCCATTTCCTACCTGTGGTGCAATACCAAAAGCGTCAGCTAATTGTTGCTGATATTTTTGCCGGTTACTGATTTTAGGTTGTTCCGGCTCGAACTGATTTAATGCCTCAAATTCACTGTTCATTGGGTTGAAGTAATTTTCAAACCCGTTATTTGTTGTTGGGGGTGTAAATGCACTGGCTAGTTGTTCTCCTAGATTTACTGGTATTGACGGCTGGCTTAAAGGTTTTGGTTCAATATTCAAATTATCATAAAGAGGAAACTGATTTTCAGGCATTGGAGCATCAACCTTTTGCCCACCTAAAAACATTTCACGTTCTCTCACTCTGCGATTAAATAGCCCTTTATTAAAACTGGGTCTTGGTTCCCCATTTTGACGGGATTTATTAAATTCTAGAATAGTATCCGCTGCCTTTTGAAAATCACCACTATTTAAGTATTTTGGAATATTAGATCGGCTAAAAGCCCCCCCACCGATGTTATAAGCAAGACTAACGAGTGCATCAAATTGGTTTTGAGATAGAGGAACTTTTACACTACTATTCACCGCATTTTCAAACTCTTTTAATTTTCCTCTTAAAATTGTATCCGCTTGGTCCTTTGTAATCGTCATCCCAGCACCAATAGGAACACCGTTAATATGCCCTGTATGTCCATAACCAATTGTCCAAACTTTTCCCTGATCTTGATAAGCTTTTAACCTTAAACTCTCTGAACCAATTAATTCATTAATGCCTTGCTGGCTTATTGTCATTCCACTCATATTTGTCTCCATAAAAAAACGCTTACATATTGCGATGTAAGCGTTTTTTGATTTTTAATGCATTTACTCAGCAGAAACCTCGTAATAATGGTAAGTTGTTATTAAATGTTTAACCTCTTCCCATAACGCTTGGCAATCTTTATTCGTTTTTACTGTCGTTTTATTTTTTTTCTCAGTTGAAATTTTGGCTAAATAGGGACTTAAATCTAATTCCCTCTTCATTACTCTCTCGGCATTTTCCTCACCAAAACTATCCACAAGTAAAGGATAATAGAGAGAATCATAAATCAAAGCCAAGTGTGATTTATCAGGATCATCAACCCAATTCTGAAGTATTTTTGTTCGTTCTTCCTGAGAGCTTGCAGACCAAATTTCAGGGAAATAGCACATCGTAATATTATTTCCTTTAATAATATAATTTGCTGTTTGTTTTTCGGTTATTTCCGCATCCGCCACCGAACAACCTAATAAACTAAATAAAAGAGCGGTTAAAATTCGTTTCATTTTTTACCTCACTTAGGCTAACCTTGATTGTGCCTTTTCATAAACACTATTCCGATCTCGTTTACCCACCGCAATCACTTTTACCACAATGCGTTCATCAATGACTTGATAAACCAATCGATAGCCCGAACTACGCAACTTGATTTTATAGCAATCCTTCATTCCCCTCAATTTTGCACTTTCAATGCGAGGGTTTTCCGCTCGCTCTCGCAATTTTTCTACAAATTGTTTTCGTAAATCTAAATCCAATTTACGAAACTCTTTTTCAGAAGAGGGAATAAATTCGATTGTGTAAATCATTTGAGCAGATCCTCTAAATCAACCGCATAGCTTTTTTCTTGCTGTCTTTCTTCCACAATCTTCGCAAGTTCGGCATCTTCTGCCAACTCTATTAAATATTCGTAAATATGGGGTGGAACGCAATAAAATGCAGGTTCATTGCGATTTAAAATGGCAATCGCCTCTCCTCCTGCCGCATTGAATGTTGCCATGGGATTGGTTTTTAGTTCGGTAATACTTGCTACGGTATTGGTTAAAATAATACTTGGCATAAATAACGCTCCTCTTTTAGAGTACTATTTATCGCTCTTTATTTAGGTTTTGTCAATTAAATTTACAAACTATCCAGCACAATCTTCACATAATCATCAAAGTCTTTATCACCTTGAGTTAAGTCAATAAAACGTTGGATAAATGGCTTTGTAATAAAGAGTGGATTTTCAATCACCAACACCATCACACAGCCTTGGATTTTCCCTTCCTCCCTTGCCGTAAATACTTTGATTTTTGTGTATGGCGTTTGCCCTGCCCACACTTGGAAAAAATGCTGCCATTCCGGGCGTAGTTGAGCGTTTTGATCGTAATGCTCACCGACATAACTAAAAAGCTCAGCCAGTAAGGTTTGGGACTGAGCAATATCTTCAATTCGTTCTGTTTGGTATTTCATTTTTACCACCATTTAATTGCCGTAATTAAATTAGGCAATGCCCATACCATGCCGAAGATAAAGGCTAAGATAACAACGCAATAAGCAAATTTCCGTGCTTTATCGGATTTATCGATGATTTCTAGCATTTTGCGCACCTCATTAAATATGTTAAAATCCATTCAAAGTTTATTCCTTTTAAATCTAGCTTAACCGGAATGAAAAAAGCCGAGATACTGCAAATACCTCGGCTTTATTTTTTGTATGTTACTCTGTTCCTAATTCCGCCACACTGGTTGCAATGTGATACTCCCACACTTCGCCTTTTCCTGTGATTTCCACATCAAAGAATAATGTGGCATAACCGGCTTTAAGGCGGTGTGGACGGCTGTCAATAACGGTTTTATCGCCCAGTACAACCGTATCTTGCACCATTTCACTACGATGCCGTTTATAGCCAATGTGCTTAACATAATTAGGTTCATAATCCTGCACCACCTTATATGCCGTCATTGCCATATATTGTGGTAGATTATGTAAACGACCACGCCATCTAAAGGTTTTCCAATTATCCCCGGCATTCCATTGATAAATTCCATCATCAGTCGCAAAGAACAATTCATCTTGATCGCTACGATAGACAGCTTTAGGTTTAATGCTCAGTGTGGTTAATTGTTCAATTTGCACGTCTTCGTAAATCGAATCAGGGACTTTAAAGCGGATAGAAATGCGATCGGTAAAACCAAAATAATAACCATCATGCACCACACCAATCATCTGCCAAGGGGCAAGAGCTTGCCATTGGTCTTTTGTATAAAGTGCGGTCGTCATCACCTTTGCTTGATTGCCGGCAAGCATCACTAACCCGTCTTTAGTCGCATAAAAACAAGCACCGTTATAAAGGCAAGCGGATTGATACGAGATAATGGGCAGCGGTTCTTCTAACTGCGTGATAGAACGGCAACCTTGTGATTGGCAAGGACTTTCCATTTCAATCACGACTGGGTATTCGTCCGTTAAGATATACCCTGCTCGCTCACCACAAAGAAAGCGGATCGGCTTGCCGTTAAAGCGCCCATAGCGATAGGCTTCGGGGAAAGCGTGGGGCTTTAACGGTTCTGACAGCCAAAGCTCCGTTCCCACTAATCCACCAAGCTGACCGTTACCACAATACTGTAAATCGGTCATACATTCGTGTGGCGGTTCATATTCTTCCGTTAGACATTCTTCACCATAAACCGTATGGGCCTGATGAACATAACTGCCTATCCCAAAACTCACCTCATCAACCAATAAGAAATGGGCTTCGGCATTTTGATCTTTGACTTGCTCACCATAATCAAGTTGAGTAACGGCACAATACAACCGCACTTTTTCGATAGAATAAGTCGGAAAAGATGTGGGCAGTCCGCTGATCACCACCGATTGATCGTTATGCACATAAATCGGATCACTCGGTAAACTTGGCGCACTTTCAAAACCAAATTCATCAACAAGCGTGTAAATGTATTGCCGTAGCTCTTGGTTAAAATCTTGGCTCAATGTTCCCAAGAATTGGGCATTGGGTGCGTTAAGTTCAACCGGAAAACCCAATCTGTTCCACTTATCATTGCAGGCATTATCTTTACGCTGAATAACGGGATAATCTTTAACACCACTCGCTACGATAAAACAACAATCTGTATCAATGCGGGAAAACGAGGCTTGGCAGTTATCACTTGCTAGAAAACAACATTTATCTACAAAGATTGAGTTGCCTGTTTTACCCGAGACTTTCTTATCCGTTCGCCACGGCCGCAATGTACCACGAGATAAATCCACATCTTCGGCAACCTGAGCCATTGCTTGATGTAGATTGTTCGGGCGTTGCCGTGGGGCAATGCCACCAAATTGAGTGAGTTTGATTGAAGGCATAGGTTTCCTTAAATGAAAAAACCGCACAATCTTGCGAAAGTGCGGTCGGTTTTGGTTAGTTTTTTAATTAAGTAATTGGTAAAAGGCTTTGACTAATGCCAATCGTTCCGTGTTGGATTGAATAAACTGTTTGGCTTTCGTCATCGTCTGTTCAAGTGGATATTTGAAATTGTGGAGATACTGCCCACCAATTTCATTTTCCATTTGACCGGGAATGTTTGTCTTCCGTAGTTTTTCTTGCATTTCGTGCGCTTGGAAGCAGAAACTATACATCTTGATAAAAAGGGCTAATGCCTCTTCGCTTTGGGTAATATTGTCAAAATGATAGTCCGGTTCTGGCAAAGCAAGCTGTTTCGGTTCATTCCGGTGCATTGCTAAAAATGCCCGTAACACAACTAAATGAAATTTCGGGCTAATCCACATTGCGTAGCTTAAGACAAGTTCTTCGCAAGCCCAAGTTCCTTGAATAGAAATATCTTTGCCACCACGAATAGTTTTAATAGCGAAGATCGTTTTTGTGCTTCGCTCATTTTCAATCTCTTTTGCTAATTCTTTGGTTTGTTCATTACGAGCAAATAAACTTGGACGATGCTTTGGATCATTTCCGCTTGCCAAGTGAAGATCATTTAAGGAATAGAGATTGTCTAAAGTACGAATTGATTGATTTAAAATAGATAAGTTTGTCATAACGACACTCCGTTAATTTTCGAAATTAAGATTTCCCTAAATAAATAGGGAGCCAAGAGGTTCGAAAGCCTAACGGTAGGCTGGAGTTATTCCCCTTTCGGGTATTGTATTCCTCACCCTCTCGGCATAGATTGAATTTTAGGTATGCACAATCAAAATTCGTTGGAAGAGAGAAAAGAGATCACGAATTTTACGCATAAAAAAACCGCTATGCTTTCGGGTGCGGATTTCCGCCGTTAAGGTTTCGACACCTTGGGCGAGATACTACTTTAGCTTTGGCGTAAGGTCAAGATAAAATCTGATAACGCCTTTAAAAAGTTTGGCGATACCCATAGCAACGCAATAATAAAAACGAAAATAAGGAATAAATAAGCAAAAGCTCGTGCTTTGTGAGAGCGGTCAATGACTTCTAGCATTTTCCTATTTGAGCCTTCTTTACTCATTGTTTACCACCATTTGATCGCATTAATAACAGAAGCAAGAGCAAATAGAAAGAAAATAACCCATATGCCAAAGAACCGCCAATTTGATAATTTTTCATTCATTGTTGTAACTCCCTTGATTATTGAGAGAATAGTTTTTAATATAGCATTCATAATTTATTACTCATTCTGTATCAATGGGTAAAGAAAAACCCGATTGTTGGTCGCAATCGGGTTTTGTTTTTTCCGATTACGTTGCTTTATTATTGCAACGTTGATTTTGTGTGAAGAGAGGAAAGACTTCAGCACTAGCACGTTGTGAGAAGTATTTTCACAATTTAGTCCCTGAATTTCTTTTAAAGTACTTTAAAGAAAATGTCATGCAAGTCATTGACTGCAACCCCGATTTTTTGGATTGGGGTTTACGGATAAACCGCTTTCAGTAATTCAAAATGTGGGCCATCATAGAACTTTTCGTCATCACTTCTGCCGTTGCGATTCCAATCACCGCCCCAACGAATAGGAATTTTTAATTCTTTAGAAGCTTGGAACATCGCTTTTGAAAGCTTTCCAAATTTCTCTAAATCATTCCAATCCAGCGGATAAGGGACAATATCAACAGCGTGTCCGGTTAAATGACGGCTGTTCATTGTTTTGGTTGCACCTTGTGCAAATAAACGCTTTTGTTTAGCTTTACTACGCAATCCCTCAATCACAGTAAAATCGATTTCGGAAATTTCCAACGCTCTGCGAACTACTTTAACTAAATCTGAATGAACACCTTTGAGATTATCCAAACTTCGTTGGCTAAATCGAAACTTACCCATTATTTCTCCCCTTAGCTTGAATTGAGTAGCGAAGCGCCATTGCCCGCACTTTATCAATACCCAGTAACGCCACGATTGCGCCGATAGCAACGGATAGCTTTGGTGGCAGTGCTAAATACTCAAGTACCGATTCACTTGCGACAGCAATTAAACCGCAGAGAATACTTTCAACAATCACTCTGGTTTTCTTGCGCTCTTTGCCGATATAGCAAATGCGGAAAATAGCAATAAAAAACGCCATCATAAAACTATGAATGGCGTTGAGGTTTGCTTGAATATAGGCGGCAATCATCGCCCATAAATTTGGATCTTTAGTTGGCATTTTCATACTCCACCCCATTGGGCTTATAGTCGGAACAGCCACAATCTTCACAACGGGTTGCCAGTTCTACAATTTCACGCTCAATCACTCGTTCGGTTGGACGTGGCACGCTAATTTGACTTGCAAGCCCTTCATCTTTGTTTTTGCAGCATTGACACTTTTTGCATTTTTCAATCACTTTACAGGTCATTAAATCCTCCCTTTATATGCAATAGAATGTCCGCCCGTTTCAAAACGTTGCATGACATCAATTTTTGCCTGTGCAATGCCTTGTTTAAAACGTGTGTCGTAGAACATCGCCATCTGCGGATCGGCAAAATTGTACTGTCGCATTAACAACAAATTCGCTAATGCTCCATTCACGACAACATCGTGATAGCGGTCGAATAAAAGTTTATCCACTTCACAGGCACTTTGTGTCGGCATCGCGAAATAACGAATATAAAGCTGATTTTCTTTGTCGGCTTTTGGTGTGTTATGCAGAATGATTTTGTCGTTTGGTTCAAAATCAAAACCCTCTTTGCAAAAAAACGGTGAAATTTGACCGCTCTTTAGTGCCACTTTATCGACATAATGCACCTGTTCATGATCGCCATTATCCAAATAATAGTCACGCACACCGGCTTGCACATCTAAACGAAGTTCACGTTTCAACAATCGACTATCTCGAGCTAAGATTTGTGCTGATTGACGTAAATATTCCAATGCCACATCATCCGGCACGCCTTTTGCCACAAGCGTTACTCGAGGTAAGAACGCATCTAAACCGATAAACTCTACGTCCCGTCCGTCATTGTCGCAGGTAAAAATGACGGGATTGGTGCTGTTACATTTAGGTTTGATACAACCGCATGACATATATTTTCTCCATAAAAAACCGCACAATCTTGCGAAAGTGCGATCGGTTTAAAATGCAAAATCAAGTTGTTCCATTTGGGTTAATCGCTGCCTAACTTCTTCATAGGCGTGCTTTTCCTTTTTTCGCTTTTGTAATGCTCTCCCCGCTTCACTACCACGTTTTTTAGACTCACTTTCGTTTTCTTCTAACTCTTCACGTTGTTGACGAATATCTTCCCATTTGGCAACACCCAGAGTCCAATAATCCCATAGTACTTCATAACAATCTTTTTGGTATTCAATGAGCTTGTCTTTAATTTCAGGTTTAACACGAGATGGATTTACGCCAAACAACCACCCATTGAGATAATAGAGAGGCAAACAAACCGCATCTTGTTCACCACCATTTGAAGGTATTCGTATTACACGAATACCTTGGGATAACACTTCATTACGCTGTAAACGTTCAAATTGTGCGTGCCAAACTAAACCGATATTCTCGGCAATTTGTTTCATCGGTACGTAAGGCTTATTTTCGTGATTAATCACTAAAATATCCAAGCCTAAGAATTTTGCTTTTAATGTCTTCATTATTCCTCCTATTAAATTTTTGGATAATAAAAAACCCGACCTTTTCTGATCGGGTTTTATGTGGTTAAATAAAAAGACAAAAGCCCCATAACACTGGAGAAACTGCTGATGATTTTTATCATCATAAAAATTGTGTATATTACGCTTTTTATGTCTTTATTTGGTTTAATCGGTTATTTCAAGATTTTCAGCCGTAATCGCCCCTTAACGTTAAAATCTCTCTTTGCTTTAGGTGGTTTATTGTTCTTTTTTGAATTCCTTCTACCTGTATTTTTCTTTCTATGGAGTAGGGCTATTCAATAAGGTTTTCACCTTTTCATATTGCTGTTTGCTGATCATAATATTTACAGGCTCTGTCCAGCTCCCAGTTATCGAAAATGGTGTGCCAAATTCTGTCTGCAAGAGAGAATACCCTGTATTAGTCAGGTCTAAGGGTTTTGAAAATTCATCGCTCAGAGCATAATTAACTTGCCCAACAAGGAAGTAATTTCCCCTTTGCTGAATAACTTCGCCATCAAATGAACCACTAATGACCACACCGCCTATCGCCCACAACGGATTATTGATTTGCCATACTTCACGCTCTTCCATTAGGCGATAACCGTTTTTGAAATTTAACCTTTCTCCATTTAAAATTTGCCTAATAAATGCAGAATGTAGGCTTTCTTGGTTCAATTTTCCTAACTTACCATTTGTGGTAACTAATGTTTGAACAGCCTGATTTACGCCCATTTGCTCAAGTGTTACCGGCTTGCCATCCGCTAACAAATAGTACAACACCAAATGGAGTGATGTTGCCTTACTATTTTCTACATTCACGATGGATTACTCCGCTGATAACCTTGTTGTTGCTGAATATGTGAAAATGCCCTTCTAGCCTGAGTTTGCATTGCAATCCCATTTAAGAACTGCTTATAATGCAGTGCTGATTTCTGCTGGGAACTCATACTTTCCGTCTCCGCCCCAAATAAGCGATATAGCACATAATCCACCAATGCCGCATAGTTTTCCGTAACGATTTCATCAAGCTCATCTCCTGCTTTTATTTGAGTCGGTTTTACCGCACAAGTCATTCTGGCATAGACCGTTTCATTCGGGCTGACAGGTGGTTTTACCGTGAATTGATTGTCCGTATTGGCTACCTTGCTGTAACTGCGTGCATCCGTTTTTCGATTAGAACAATTGCGCTTACCAAATGCGCTCTGAGCGGCATCATCGACGTCCTTTAGTTCCGCAATAAAATTGCCATGTGCATCAGTAATCGCATCCACCGAATAAAGCAAATCACAACAACAGGGTTGCTGCAGATCGCTATCGTCCAGTTTCGCCACGACCGTTTTTATGAACCGAGACGGATTAAGTTTGAACATTTCTGCCATAGCCTCATTGAGATAATCCAAAATAAGCGGATCTTCAATGCGATCTGCATCAACATCGTTGTAATCGAACCGAACACGCAGAATAAAATCTGCGGTGTTCATTAGCTAATTTCCTGTTCGTTATCGTCTGTTGTGGATTTGCCTTTACCTTGTCTAACGCTTCCTGCTTTTGCGGAAATACTACGGTGAAGGTGAACAATTTCTTTCTTTTCATTCTTGGAAAGAAGGCTTGCGGTTAAAGCGTTTTGCACATCAAATTTTGCACCGTTAATGGCTGAAACAAATACTTGTTTTTGAGGTTGTGTCATTGTCTGTTCCTTTAAAAGAAAAACCCCGGTACATTGACCGGGGCATTGGGTTACATCATATAGCCTTCTTGTTCAAAGCGGCGGGCAAGTAACATCACTAAGTTATTTAAACTTGCTTTGTCTTTCGGCAAGGCTTTGATTTCAAGCTCGATTACATCGACTTTAGCATTGTAGCCGTCAACGGGTTGAATAACCCATTGTGTACGTTTTCCTACTTGAGCTGTTTCTGCCGTATCGAAAGCCTCTGCGGTTTCCGTGGTATCAACACCACCATTTTCAGCATAGGTTGCTTTGCGAACTTTACCGGTCAGATCTGTGCCATTGACTGTGGTTAAATCAAACTGGAAACCTAAGACCGGTTCACGAAAATCAATGAAAATGGATTTCACATCGGCGTGATTCGGATTTAAGAACACACGTAGTTTGTCGCCTACTTCCAAATCTTCCACCGCTTTGCCGTAACGTTGGAATAGTAAACGCATTAAGCTTTTCCATTCTACTTTGTCACGATTGCCATAAGCACCGTCCACACGATTATCCGGTTGTACTTTAATTGGTAGCTGATCTTCATCCAATGCGTCACATTGACGGCAAGGCTTACCAAATTCAACGACATAACCGCCACGGTATAAATTATAAATTGCCATAAATTACCCCTCCACGACAATCGCTGCAACGGCGATTGATTTGTTACTTAATGCTGCCACATCAAAGCGATAGTTACCCACTAAGTAAATGTCGTTCAATACGGTTTGCCATTCGAGGTAGTCTAAACGGCTTGGTGCGGCAATGTTTTCAGGATCGACCATTAATACATATTCCACCACTTTGCCATCGGCACGGCGATAGCGTGGCATATGTAAAGAGGAATACACTTCCATTCCCAACATTGGGTGAACCATACCGGTGACAATCGGGTTATCCGGTAGGCAGCAACCTGCACCAAGGCTTGACTGTTCCCCACGAATGCGAGAATAAAATGCCGGGCTTGCCACAATTTTCAGCGCATTGCCACCACAGGTTACGCCATTTTCTTGCAAAGTTTGTTCCATTGACTGCAATACATCCATTGCACGAATATCGCCCCCCTTGCTGATGACTAATGGGTTTTCCGTATCTCCTAAGTTAATATTGCCACTTAATGCACCTGCACGCACACCACGAGAAAGCGGATGAGCAGAAGCCACTAATACCGCAAAACCGTAACGCTCGGTTAAATCACGCAATGCACGCCCAACCGCTGTTTCATAACCATCTTGGAATGTTTCCCAGTTGTGGCACATTAATGTAGCTTCTTCACGGGAGAATTTCTTTTTAAGCGGTACGCTTTGGCATAAGCGAATTTCACCGCTACGGAATGGATTGTCAGGCTCCCAAGTTTCACCGTTCCAAGCACCGTCGGTGAAATCCCCCACCTCAATATTATCCATGATGGTGTAGTGGGCCACCGGCGCACAGTTTAAGCCTAATTCAACAATATTGTGTTTTGGATTGACGATGCGTGATAATGCTGAACAGTTGTGCATTTCAGAAATCACAATCTGCGTGGCATAATCAGGAATATACAACCCTTCTGTTGCACCGCCTAAGTCGGCAGCACGCATATTTTTAGCCATAAAAAATCCTTCTATTTTTTAAATTGAGTTAAAAACGCACGCAGTTCTTTTGTTTTTCCCTGTCGGGCCAACATTTCTGCGTGAGCCTCATCTTTTTCAGTCATTTCTTTAGGAGTATTTACCTTTGCTTTTACCGTGGCCGTTTTTTGTGGTGCGACAGTCACAGTTGCAGGCGTAGATACTTGCGATTGTTTGTACTCATCCAATAAATTGCGAATAACCGGAATTAAGCGAACATCTTTACTTGCTCCCGCTTTTTGAATCAGATCTAAGCCACTCGCCCCCGTCCAATCCGTTTTACCCTGTGCAAATTCCACGAATTTAGAATCGCCAAGTAATCCTTGAACTTCAGGAATTTCACGTTGCACTTCGGCATACCAAATGCGATCACGCTCAGTCATGCTCGGTTGAGCTGTCTGAGTTTGGGCTTGTGTGTTCGTTGTTGATTGCGTATCGGCAGTGGTTGGCGTGGTGACTATTGATTGTGCTTTTGAGGCTTCTTGAGCATTTTTCACCTTGACATACAACTCAGGATTAAACATTCTCAACTCTTGTAACTCTGTATCAGATAAGCCGTTAGGGTCTGATTGTGCTGTTGTAGCCGGTTGATTTGTTTGCTGATGTTGTGCAGATTCAAGCTCACGCACTCGTCTTTCAGCACGTTCTCTTGCTTCTGCTTCTTCAATAAGTCGTGCATTCAAGTTTTGACGTTCAGCCTGTTCCTTTTTCAGCCGACCTTTCCACGCATTCACATCATTATCTGTTTTCGCAATATCCTGTTCGGATGTCGAATGAGGCACAGTCTGCTCTTGTTTAGGCTGTGGTTCGTCTTGCGGTTGTGATGCCTCTGTCGTGGTATCGGTTAATTGAGTGTCCGATTTCTGTTCAGCCTCCACCTCATCATTTTTTTGCGTTTCGTCCGTTTCAGACGCCCCGACTTTTGCTTGATGTGCTTTGGTTAAATCTGCTTGTAAATAGGTCGGAATATGTTTGCCATATTTTGGTTGAGTATTTTGTTCCATGTGTCTTTCCTTAAAGAGTGGAAATAAAAAAGCGGCAAGTCTTTGCAGAACTTACCGCTTATATTGAGCGTTAAACACTACACTGTCGGTAGTGTTCCCGTTGTCGGTTTAGGTCTATCGGGGCTAAAAATCATTCCTGTAATTTCAGCGACAGCATGAGCAGCTTGCTGATATTCCCTACGAATATCTTCATCTAACTCTTTTCTTGCCTTGCTGTTTAACACGCACCATTGGGCGTGCAAGAAACGTTCCAACTCCGATTTAATTTGTTCGTTATGTGATAGGCTAATGCGCAGTTCGGTCAGTTCTTCTTGAGAGCCGGTAGGCGAACACATTTGCACCCATAACGGTAAATCAGCCAATTTCATTATTTGCCACAGCTACTACAGCCACGCTTGCTACCTTTGCTGGCAGAAGGCATCATGCCACCGTTAATAATACCGGCGACTTTTGCCGTAGAATCCGTATAACGGACGCCATTATTACCTTCATTTAGCTTTTTAACGTTTTCACGTCCTTTTAATGGGGTATAGCTCATTCGCTTTCTCCTTATTTTTTGATAAAAAAAACGACCGCACTTTTACAAGTCTCAGTCGCATAATCTGTTTTTAGGGATTACCGGGTCGTCATAGTGATCGATAATCACCTGATTTGTGCCGTGATATTCAAAGTAATAAGTACCGGCATCATCAATATGTAATGTCGGATCATCTGCGGTGAGTACCACTTCTTGCTTACATTTTTTATACGGCATATGTTGCACATTCGCTACCGCACTTGGTTCAATCGGACAAGGGCAACAATCATCCGTTAATGTCCAGTTTGGATTACCTAATGACTGTACCCTTGCAATATGTACTGATACGGTTTCATCGCCAATAAGCCCCCATGCAATTACCCGTTTTGGATATTTGCGGACTTCAATATTCGTTGATATAGGGAAAAGCTCATTGAGCGTGAAACGTGGTTTAATATTTGATTGAGTTTGTGAGGTTTTGATGTGGCTGTGGGTTTTGATATTGCCCATACACCACCTGTTTCGTTTGGTTATTTCGATAAACTTGGTTGTTTGATTGCTCGAACAATTAAACCGATAGCACCAAGAACAGCATAAACTAATGGTTTATGTTGCTCTGGAATAATGTTATCAATCCAAGTTGTAGAGAAATCAATTGTTGCAAGTGCTGTTGTTGCTGTTAGCACTTGAACAGACCAAGATTTAGCGAGATCTTTGAAATTGAAAAATCTCATTTTATCTCCTGTTGTTTATGCAACTTATTACAGCCGCACGGGTTATAAAAAATCAAAATTTCCAGTATGAAGTCGGTATCGTAGTGGTAGGCACAACAATTTGTTCTACACCCTCTGCGAGTTTGTCGAAGCGAGTATTGTAGATACGCTTAGTTACATCTGTGATATTAGGTGTACCTTGATTGTTCACCGTGGTATCGGAACCATATACATTAGTCCAACCGTGAGTGCCATATAAGTAACATTCGGCTGCATCTAACGCTAAATTACGTATAGATATATCTAGCCCATAGCCATAGAAGAAACTCATTAAATACAAACCACGAGCATCTTTTTCTCTCAAGTTACCTTGTCGCATTAAGTCATTCGTTTCTGCTACGTCACCTGTAATATTAGGTTTACCAATAGTAGTACAACGTGCATTGATAAAATTCAAACGACTATTTTGCCCCATATTTATACGCCACGGATCAGTATTTACATCACGAATACCACCGGCAACATTATTTTGTTTGCGAACGGAAACGTTGAAATTAAACCCTAAGTCGTTTACCAGTCGCACACCTTGAAATGTCAAAACCAAGTTATGTTCTGTATAAATAGATGCTACCTGTAAACGATCAAACTCTTGAACCGAATCTGAATACGGTAGTTTGTTAGCCCCTTTAAATACTAAACGAGGTTCTTCTCCGCTCTTAATTAAAGCAGCAGCCATTAAAAAGAAATTACCATGTTCCTTTTCATTAAGGCGATCTGTTGTTTCACCATATGGAAGAATACCTAAACTACCAGTCTTAATAGCAAAGTATTGTGATTGAAAAACATCATGGTCTTGGTTTTCTTTTAACCAAATATTTCGTGAAGTACCTTTTTCAGCTAAAGTAGCCGCATATTTAAATGTACGTAAAGGGTTAGCTCGAGTACCGGCACCTTTTACTTTTAGCGGGTCTTGATCTACACCATTCTCTGCATCAACATAAAGATTAGCCAGTTCTGCTCGTGGTTTTGTCCCATAGTAGAGTTTACCGTCAATAACTCGTAACAAGTTATCTTCTAGATTGCTTACCCGTACTTCAAGATCACCATTATCATTAACGTGAATTGGCTGATTTTCAGCAATAGAAACATCATATTGCCTTGTACTTTCATTCCACTTAATGCCTTTCCCTATGTTAATTGGTGCGACAACCGGAATATCACCATTAGCGGTTTCTTTTCCATCTGCTTTTTTATGAATTTCCGCCATTTTATACCCCCACAATTCTACCTAGCACACGAGTGCCGCTTGCATCGACTAATCGAATATTAGCGACCTTATCTGCGATAATTTCAATCTTACCCTCATCACTCACCTTTATTGAACTTCCAAGATTGAGTGCTAAAGGAGATTTTTTTGTACCATTTCCTTTGATGCCTGATTTATCTTTAACAGCAACCTCAACATTACCGGCAATGGCTTCTTTAATTTTTTCAGCAGTTACCTTTCCGCCACCTTCACCACTAGATTTATCTAGTAGCGAGTCTTCGGCAGAAATAGCTTTTTTATCTTGTTCTTCTTGCGAAGTCTTAAATTGGCTACAAGTTACAAATGCCATATTTTTCTCCTATAAAAAAGCCCCTAATTAGGGGCGATTGCTTATATGTCGTTACTTATTCCGGCGTTTTGTATTTTTCTCTCAACTCATCGAAAGTTTCAGCTTCAACTTTAAACGTGCGGAACCCGCCATTTTCACTGACCATAGGCAGTGTTAATGAAATAGTGTCACTGCCAAATCTATTAGTAATTTCAAATACAAGAGTAATGCTATTTGCAAAACTCATTAAAGTATTCGTTGATACGTATTTAGCAATGTAACCTGTACCGTAAGGAGTAACTTCCGTAGCTGTTAAACTGGCATCAGTTAATTGATTATTGTAATTAATGTTACTTAATGGAAACTGATTATCCGCATTAAATGTTCCAAATTCATCTTCATTAACACCGGCTAAAGTAAAGTGAATACCGCTTGCCGTTTCTTCTAATGTAACGCTAGCGGGGGTTGGTACATATTCTACGTCAATTTCTTTCACATCTACCGGCGTATAAATAACAATAGTTTTATGTTCGTAATTTTCACCTTTAACTAATAGTCCTGTCTCTAATTTATCAGCAATGTGTTTTACATCTTCTACTGATAATGCCAATGTGAAGTTCTTATTATGAGTATTCTGTTGTAATCGTGTTACACCATCACTATAAGTACTAAGTCTATGCATTGTAATAAATACAGGCTTACCCACTAACTCTTCAGGTATTTCAAAAGGAACCGCTTGTTGTTTTCGTCCAGTCGAATCAGCTTTTAATGAATACATTTGTACAATTGATTTAGCGTTATCTTTAAAAATATCGCCAATCGGCACATGAAACTCTTTGTCATCTTCGCCCTCTTTGCGGGTAGTTAAAACAATTTCTTTGGTGTTTGCGTCGTAGGTTGCATCTGCCAAGAAACGATCTGCCATCATTGCCGGAATAAACTCAGCAATATCAATTTCAGCCTTTTTATCGCCTAATGAAACCTTTAACTTTGATCCATTACGAGACAAGTCAATGTCTGTTGTATCATTGTCGTGTGTAGATACACGGATTTTAATTTCTGACATCGTTTTTCCTTATTCATTGTCTAATGGGAATGCCTTGAATAACGCTTCATCTTCTAGTGAGTGCACCGTTATCAGGCTTGATTTATCAATCTTTTCAGATAAAGCCTTTTGCAAGGCTTCAATCTGCTTAGATTGCTCTTCAATTTTTTTCTGTAGTTCGGTTAATTGTTTCGATACATCACCGCTTGAACCGCTACTACAGCAACCAAGTTGTGTCAATTTTTCTTGGTAAATAGGTTTGCTTGCCATTATTTACACTCCAATTGTTGTGGGGCCGTTGCGGAATTATTGACAGCATAGCCAATAATATTTCCATCACATTCTTCAATGGGTAACGTATGACCGTCACCGGCTTGTGGATAAGCATAGCCATGTAGCTTGCCTTCACAATCTGTAATTTCAACTGTTGCATCAGGATCTCTTGTTTCGTCAGGGTGAAATAAATACCCCATAAACTGTGAACCACAACAATCCCCCTCATCTAATACGATAGGAATAGGTACACCGGCATAATATCCGCAACGTTTTTTAGTACGTGTCCAACGAATATTTCCACAATGAGAAATTTCTTCTTGCTCAACAAAATGCTGATTACAACGTTCCGCCCCTGTGGTTTCCCATGTTTTATCTAAACAAAACCCGCAAGGTTCAATACCAAGCTCTTTATCACTAAAATCACGCAAATTAATCGCTTCCACTTCCACGATTAAATCTGTTGGGTTTCCATTCACAACCGGAATGTAATTGCCTGCGTAGGGAATAATTAAGCTATTTCGCTCAGGGGTAAGACTTGGTGTGCAAGTACCAATTTGATATTCAATCGCAGAACTGAGTTCACCTTTGGTCGGCGTAATCAAACTGCAACCATTACGCTCAAAGTGGGGTTGCGTACTGCAATAATGCACACGTTTGAATGTAATCGTCTCTTCATTGATTAGACCATAGGCAGTTACCCGTACCGCACTGCTCACCGCAAAGCCCTGCACATCTACCACATCAGGAGAAATCACAGTAAGTACATTTGGATCGCAACTTTTCATTGGTTCTCTCCATATAAATTTTCAAACAGCACCGCAACTAAATCGTGAAATTTGCTGTAATCCTGTCCTTTACGAGGTATAAAGGCGATAGGTCTTTGCCACCATAAAACTTTAAGTCCACCGGAGTAACCGCCTTCAGTAAAGGTCAGCACTTTAGTGGACTCATTAAATTTCACATCACAAGTACCGGATTGAACACGCTGTACAATGCCATAGCCGTAGCGATCGTGCCAAACCTGATCACCTTGTTTGACTTCATCAAAATCAATTTTCATTACATCATCCTTAAACTCCGTCCGTCTAATCCGCTCGTTTGGCTTGCCATTTGAGCGTTATTGAGATCAGACTGAACGCCGTTACTTGGCATATAGCGATCAGTATCAATCCCTGCTGATTTAAAATAATCTCGTACCATATCGGAAATCATTTCTCGTGGCACAAGTCCTTGTTGTGCGAATTGACTCGCTTGTGGTACAAGCCCGGCAAGTTCTTTCGCTTTGTTCAACTCCGTCTTTAAGCCCAAAAGACCGGTTGGTGTAATCTTCGCATCGGCTTTTACGCTGTCATCATTCCCCAATAAATTATGGGCATAAATCAAGGTAATCGCCGGGCGAATAAAATACTCATCAATATTAAAGGCGCAATCTTCCAACCCAAGCACGGCGTTATCGGTCATCATTGCCAAACCACCTAAGGTTTGCCCTGCACCTTGTAGCCCTGCGTTACCATTTAGGAACGACGGCAATCCGCACTCATCATCGGCAAGTCTGATTTCATTGGTCATAAAATTGAATAATTGCGGAAAAGTCATCGGCACCGTATGTTGGGTAATTCCCCGACCATTATTTTCCTTAGTAGGATTAGAATTCACCCGACTAAATGGCTCAAAGGTAATTTGTGACGGATCACTAAATTTATCCACATCCACTTCAATCATTGGCCCGGCTGCATACATCGCATTCAGTAACATTGAATATTGTGTACGGTTAATGGATTGTTGGCGGTCATAAATCATCATTCCCACCGACACGCCATAGGCTCCACCGGCAATGCGTTTGTAGCTTGCACTAAAATAAGTGCGTTCACCTTTCGGGTGTGCAACAATTTGACAACGGATCACACGACCATCACAGACTTCAATATCGGCGTTAAAATAGTCATCTGCTTCGCTTTCTTTGATTGATGATACACCATAATCAATCAAGTCTTTCCCTTGAATTAACATCTGACAACGTAAGGTATGGATTTCGTCATCAACTAACATATAGTCCAGTACACCTTTATTGTCAGTATCTAATCCAAGCCAATGAGAATCGCCGTTGTTAATCACCTCTCTCAAGGCTTCATCGTCATAACCCAATTCTTCTTTACCCAAAAAAGACGATAACTGAGCTTTAGTTCGCTTGGTTAATTCAATAAAGAATGAACCGTCCTGTGCACTTGTCGCATCCGGGGCAAAAAAAGCATTAATAGGATTGATACGTCGAAATGTAGGTCGAATAACCGTTTTCTTCACATACTTGTTTTTCTGCCACTGATAATCCACCACAGCTTGATTATCATAACCAATCACCATTACCGGCATTAATGCAATATCAAATAACGATTCGCTTAATGTTTGAGAGAAATTGTTTTCGACTAACTGATCTTTGATTAAAGTAATCATCTTAGCCGTAGCATCACTTGCAATTTGCAATTCTTCTTGCCGTAGCAATGCCTTTGCTTCTTTGCTTTGATCTTCAATAAACTTCGCTATTTTAGGTAATAAAAAACCATCATCACCTAATAAGGCTTCAGGCGGTAGTCCGCTTTCGATCATTCTATTTAATAATGCAGCCTTTACCCGCTCAAGCCCCTGATCTTTTTTATTTTCAGGCAACTCTACAATCGGTGTCGGTGTAATATTAAACGGAGGATTGGTTGGACTGGCATATTTAGAACGCATATAACTGGCGACCATATTGATTTTTATCTGTATCAAACCAAAATAAGACCGCATATTTTTACGGCTAACTAATTCCTCATAGTCATGAATCTTATGGTAAGCATCATCTAACCGTCTAATCCAATCATCAACCGTTTTACCCTGTATCTGCAGTGATGAACGATAGCTTTTTGCTTGCCTAAAACATTCCATCACTTTTTCCGCCAACGAATCCTGAACCGCCTCTAATTCCTCGTCATCATCGGGCATTTTAATTTGTTCATTATTAAATGTTGCCATTTAGCATACTTCCCCCATAAGTTGGTGCTTTGCGCAAGCCCTCATATTCTTCAGGCTGCTCAGATTTAGGCATCACATAATTCATCGCAAAGGTAAAAGAAAGCGCATCCGCCAAATCAGGTGAATGCGCTAACTCTTTTTTACTTTGCATTTTCAATCTTCGAGAGCTGTCATATTCTGCCGACAACGACAACAAATCACTTTCAAAAATATCGTTATCAGGGATATCCGCCCCGGCATCAAACCATTGTGCCATTCTGTCCCACATCTCAGCCCGCTTATTCACATAAGCATCGGGTTCATCTGCTCGGCGACTGGCTTTTACATCAACCACTCGATCTTGATAACCAAGCTCGACTAAACGTGCGTGAATACCTAAACCTAACCCAACGGCATCAATAAACATCATATCGATTTTATATTCGTGCAACACATCCACACAACGCCCCACCACTGCCATTAAATCAGGGTGCTTAAATCGCCACGCTTTCAACACTTTACAGCCTTGACGAATTACAATCGCCGTACTGTCTTTACCACCGGCAGCAGGATCGACACCACACACAATAGCGCCATAAGGCTCTAATGTGGCTTTTCTTGCTTCCGCAACCGCTTTTTTACTGATAAAAGAATTACCGCTTGAACGGAATGCCTCTTCAGGAGTGATAGGATATTGCTCTTGGAATAATGCGAGCTTTTCTTCAGGTGAGCCTTTAAACTGTCGCATTTTGGCTTGTCGCCAAGCTAACTGTTCGTCATCAATGCCGTAAAGTTGCTGATATTCCCGCTCTTCCTTGCTAAATTCAAAACCGGCACTATCTGTTCGATACTCTTCCATCGCAGTCCAAGGGTAAAAAACTGGAATAAATTCGCTCTCACCACGAATAGCCGCTTGCCAAGTTTCATGAAAGTACTCACCGGAACCATTTGCCGTACTCTCCAGAAAAATCATTGAGCCTTCGCCACTTGGTACTGTCTGCATTACACCAGCCGTCATATCCGCTTGGTTATTACTACGAGAAACTTCGGACCAATGCAAACACTGTATTGTTGAACCGTGTCCCACATTTTTACTTCCGGCAGTAGCAGTTTTGATTGCACAATCAATCCCTTGAAACACCAACTCATTAACACTATCTCTCTTAGCCGATGTTTTAAATGGTAAAGGAGTTTTTTCGTTATACCTCCTAGTCATTTCAAACAGCTCTTTAGTAGCGTCATCTAAATGCGTAAGTACTAATGATTTTGTACCTGTATGATGAACTGTCCACCAGTAAATTAGGGCCTCAATGAAAGTTGATATCCCCATCTGTCTAGCTTTTAGAACAATAAAACGAACTCGCCCATTAATTTGCATTTGTTCATAAAATTTATTCAATAAATCTAACTGCACAGAATTAAAATGGAAAGGAATCAATCCACCATTTTTAGGGCGAATCATTAAACAATCGGCGGCAAACCGCTGAAAATCAATTCGGTAAATATTACTCAGTCGTTGAATTATTTCGCTGTCTGTCTTGTTGCTCATATTCACCTAATTTCCTTAACCATTCCTCTCGATTAAAACCCTCTGTTGTTGCTTGATTTTCAGTGCTTGCTCCTAATGCAAGGCGATAGCCTTTCTGTAAATCCAGTAAAGCCCCCGTAAGAGATTTAATCTCGCTGGGTTTCTCACAGACACTCAACATTTTTAAGACTTCATCTTGAGCATAAGCGATAGCTTTTAAGTTTTTATTTTCAAATTGAGTAAGTTCATCAACACGATCTTCAATTGTTTTTTCAATTGATTTTGTGATCACCTTGTGATCTACTTGTGATCGTTCATCTGTCCATTTCTCTTTCGTAACTTTCCGTGAAAGCGTGCCTAATGGAATATTAAAAGCCTCAGCAAAATCACGAATAGATAAAGTAGATTTAATAAATTCCACTTTTATTTTTGCCCAGTCGTGATTTGATTTCGCCATTCCTTACCCCAACAAATATCCAATCAATCCACCAAGCACTAAGCCACCCATAATGCGGTAGCCTAAACAGCATTGGCAGTTTGTACCATAAGCGAAAAATAAAGCTGCCTGTTTAAGCTGCTTAAATGGAAACGGCAATTCTTTTGTATCTTTGGCACAAATCCATGCAATCTCTTTCCCTTCGAATAGGTCTTTCTCTATCTCGTCATAGCCAAGATAAATTAAATTACCACTAATGGACTTCGCTTTGTCTTTGGCTTCTTTTACCGTTTCAGCAAGAATTGCTAATTGCTGTTCTTTTCCATCATAACTATAAGTAAAATAACAATTTAACATTGATTATCCTTTTTATGCTTTCTGTCATAGAGAAACAAAAAAGGCGACCGTTAAGCCGCCTAAAACAAACTGCGGTCATTTGCAGTCGGTTTTTGTATAGTGGATAGCAAGGTCGGCTAGGCTCTTATGTCAAATAACCAACTTAACTGCCTGCTCCCTGCCAATCCTTGCTATTTATTGCCTTTCTTGCGATTAGCCGTTTTTGATAATACCTGCAAATTACTGCGAGAATTCGAACCACCTTTGCTTAATGGCTTTTTGTGATCTACCTCTTTCCCCTTTAACGCAGATTTACCCATTTCTTTTTCCATCGTTCTTCTTGCCTTATTACGAGCCGCACGATTGGCAATCTGCTCCGGTGTTCCGTGATAGGTTCGATACTCTTTCTTATAATCACGGTCACGATCAGGCTTGATTGATTTCTTCTTTGCCATAAAACATCCAATAAAAAAGCCCCAAGCATTTCTGCTTAGGGCCGTATCAGATTTATGGCACTCTGTACCGGAATCGAACCGGTATCGATGACTTAGGAGGTCATTGCTCTATCCTGTTGAGCTAACAGAGTAAATATATATTAAAAAACCCCGACTGTATTCAATCAGGGCTACTAAATTCATTTGTGCGTTGCTTACGTGCAAAAACCGCACTATAGTGTGAATCATATACTTTCACTTGCAAGTCGTCAAGTGGTTATTAACAAAATCAAAAGATATTTGGTGTTTAAAAATGTGAACTATAATTGACACTCAAAATAAGATTATCTAAAATAGCCTTGAATAAATTGATAAGGATTCCTCAATGACAATCCAGATTAAAACCACTTTAACTTTTGATAACTGGTTGGCTAAATTAAAAAATATTCGAGCTAAAGCCAAAATTAATGCGCGAATCAAACGCTTACAGTTTGGAAACTTTGGCGATATCAAAAGTGTAAATGATGGCATTTTTGAATTACGCATAGATGAGGGACAAGGTTATCGAATTTATCTGAAAAATCAAAACGGTGTTTTAGTATTTTTACTATGTGGCGGAGACAAATCCACACAAGAACAAGATATCAAGAAAGCAAAACAACTTGCAGAGGAATTAGGATTATGACAGAACAATTAAAAGATTTTGATATTGCAGAACATCTCACTTCCGAAGAGGAAATTCAGCTTTATCTCAACGAAATTTTACAAGAAGACAATGTTGAACTTATTTTATCTGCGCTTGGAGATATTGCCCGAGCACGTAATATGAGCCAAATTGCCCGTGATGCAGGAATCAGCCGTGAAGGGCTTTATAAAGCATTATCCGGTTCAGGTAACCCAACTTTTGCTACCGTGATGAAAGTTATGAAAGCACTAAACCTCAAATTCCAAGTTCAACAATCGAGTTTCGCTTAAACAAAAAGTGCGGTCAAAATTAACCGCACTTTCGCTTTCTTACCCCAAAAACATAAATTTAATCTTCGCTCCAGTAAAAGCACCTTTTAAAAATCGGACTCCTTGTGCCCGTTCACGATACATTCTCGCAGGAGATATACCAAGCGCATTGCAAATATCCCGCTCTTTTGCTTTCTGAACATACAACGCCATCAAAATTTGATACTGTAGAAGATTGTCAGCATGAAGATTCATAATTTGCTGTTCTATAAGGAGGCATTCATCGTCTGTAAGAAACTTAACGTATGCTTTCCGTGGTTTAGGTAATACCGGTATTGATATCGTTGTATTTGGATATTCCGTACCTATTCTTGTTCTCCCCCAAATATTTCCCCATTTTTCAATCACGCGTTCCACACTATAAGCCATTATTTACCACCTTAACCTTTTCTTTGTAATACTGAATAATTTCTTTGCAATCTTCGACTGTGTATTTCTTAAAATCGTGGTCTTGGCGTTCTAGCCATTCCACTTTATCCACCCCGATTTTTCTTACCAAATTAATCCGATACTCAATCACATTGCCGCTTTTATGGTTATTGCACGGTTGGCATTGTTTATGGACATTCAACTCACAAAACCGCAATTCAGGGCAAGCCCCCACGCTGCGATAATGCCCGGCGTGCCATTGTCCTTGATGATAGCGACCACAACTGATACAGGGTTCGTCTTTATCACGCAGGCGGATGAATTTATTAAATACCGATTGTGCCTCTTTCAGCCATTCTGAACGGCTTTTCAATCTTGCTTTACGTTCCTTTAGCTTTTTCTTTTCGGCTTTCTCTCGTGCTTTTTGTGCGTTATCTCGAGCAAGTTCTATCGCACATTTAGGCGAACAGACTTTTTGTGTGGTTTGAAACCGCACGAAAAACTGACCGCACTTTTTGCATTTATATTCTTTCATCAAACCCCTTGTTTTTTGTGTATGCGTGTGTATAATAAACCCCGATTAAGACGATAAGGAGGAAGCATGCGATCCAGCGACTTAATCAAGGAACTCAAAAATGCAGGTTGCACTTTTGTTCGGCACGGTAAAGGCGATCATCAAATATGGAAATCGCCCATCACAGGAAAGACGTTTCCTGTTCCGCACCCCAAGCAACATGTCCCAATCGGCACATTGAGATCCATCAAAAAATTGGCAGGGCTTTAGCTCTGCCAAGCTGACTAAAGGAGCGATTATGTTATTTACTATCGGCATTGAAACCCCTACAAACAAAAATGAAGCCTACGGTATTGCCGTCCCCGTCTTGTTTACGGAAAAATACGCTTGCGTAAGTGCAGCAGATACCCTTGAAGAAATCCCAACGCAAGCCACAGATGCCATTCATTCCATCTTAGAAATGATGTTTGAAGGCGGGGACGACATCAGCCAACTTCAAGACAAAGGCTACAAACACTACCAAAGCCTAGAAGAGTTTAATTATTGCGATACTTGGCTCTTGCTTGATGTGGATATTTCCCCTTATCAAGGAAAACGCCAGCGCATTAACATCAGCTTGCCGGAATATCTCATCAAACGCATTGATAGCCGTGTCGCAAGTAACCCCATATACAAAGACCGTAGCCACTTTTTAGCGATTGCCTCGCAAAAAGAGTTACGCCAATAACCTTTCCCTACCCTTGACAACCCCAACTGTTAAGGGTAGGATTTGTTTCAAGGTGTCAGAACCTTATGAAAAGCGGTAATCCGCAACCGAAATCCTTTGCGGTTTTTTTGTATCTAAAATTTGTGATCTCTTTTCTCTTTCCCACAATTTTTGTACAAAAAGGTAATTTACAATCTATGATCGAGTGGGCGGCTAATACAATACCTTCGGGGAATATGCCCAGCCGACTTTTCACGGTTTCTGAACCACTCGATCGCCCGAATTATCGGGATTTCTCTCAAAAGGAAACGTAACTATGTCAAATCTAACTATTCTCAACACTTCAATTCGTTCCCTTGACAAACTTTCCCGTTGAGAGTAGGATTTCTTCCAACGGTGGAGTCGAAACCCCGTTGATTTTTTAGTAACTCGCTATTTCACTGCGTTAATGTGATTTTTTTGTATCTAAAATTTGTGATTACTCTTTCTTTTTACCGCAAAATTTAATGGTACAAAAACAAGATACATTTCAATCTATGGTTAGGTGGGTGTGGGAATAACCAATACCACACGCCGTCTAGTTACTACGGTTTTCGAACCACCTAACCACCATTCCATTCGAAAGGAAACGTAACTATGTCAAATCTAACTATTCTCAACACTTCAATCCGTACCCTTGATAATCTTTATTCTTTAAACGATCTTCATCGTATTAGTGGATCTGAAAAAAACTACCAACCTAATTTTTTTATTCGTAACCAACAAACCAAAGAACTCATTGCTGAAATTGAGCGATCTGCAAATTCTATGATCGCTATAAAAACAGTTCGTGGTGGTCGTAATCCAGCATTACAAGGTACTTGGGCTTGCAAAGAACTCGTTATCGCCTACGCTGCATGGGTAAGCCCTGCTTTTCACCTTGTCGTCCTCAGAGCGTTCCTCAACCAAATTGAGCCACCGAAACAACTCGCTTTGCCTAATCCTGAACACAAATTCCCATTTGAACACTCAGAGTATGAACTCCAATGTATGGCGTGGGATTGGTTCGCCTTATTTAAATGCGTTGAGTTCACGAGTTATATTTTGCCGGCACTGGAAAACATTCAATCCAAGTTCGCCGCACAAGCCAGTAGCATTGTTAGCGAATATGGTTCAATGCTCCGCCGTCATCAACCCATCATTCAAAAACTCACTGCCGAATTTAAAACCGGAATGTGGCAACATGAAAACTGGAATCGGGTCTTGCCCACTATTCAGGATAATGATGTGCTTCGCCCAAAACGGCAACTCGGCAAATTCTAAAACCCCCTCGAAATCAACCGCACTTCGGTGCGGTTTTATCTTCCCCAAAATCCCCATCTGTCGTTAAACTTCACACCGTTTTGCACGCCCCAAGCGGTGACATATTCAATCAAACTTGCGAGCCGTTTCACGCCCATCTGTGCCGTAGATTCACGCAGATTTATCACCTCGCCCTCAAGCCCGATTGCCATTTCTGCTTTTCCACCTGTCGCAATTCGATGCGCCGACACCATAATCATCTTCCAAGTATCAATATCCCGTTTTTTCCCTTGAAACTCGCATTGTTTGCTAATATCACCCAACATCGCATGTAACTTGGCATTTTGTGCCTGTGTACGTGTCATTGGCTGCACCTTCACCACTAACGGCTTTTTCTCGTCTGTTGGTAAATCCCTGATAAACTCAATGCAATTTGACCGCACTTGCTCATTACGCAAGAAAAATGGTTGTTTATCGGTCATTGCATTGCTCCTTTACCATAGGATTTTGATGCGTAGGGTTTCGGCTGTTGTGGTTTTTCATTGATGAATTGATAGGCTTGCGCTTGGTCGCAATCCACAAAATGCCCTTTCTCGAATCGCATATAAGCCGTACCAAGTTCACCAAAGCGATTTTTAGTGATGATGGCTTCGGAATAAGGATTGTCCGTATCCGCCTTGTATGCGCCCTCACGGTAAAGCATGATGATTTGGCTTGCGTCCTGTTCAATTGCACCGGAATCACGCAAATCTGAATTGGTCGGTCGTTTTACAGCACGGCTATCCACATCACGGTTAAGCTGACAAAGCAAAATCAGCGGAATATTGAAATTTTTAGCAAACGTTTTAAGCTTGCTCATTGAATTAGCGATAGCCTGTGTCAGGTTCATTCCGCGTTCTTGCTTGTGATTCATTAAACCCAAATAATCAATCACTATCGCAGAGGGAGTGCCTTTCTCGTTGATATGATTTTCCGCAATCACACAAATTTCATCAGCAGATAAACCACCGCGATCGACAAAATAAACTTCTTGCTTGCGCACTTCGGTGATAGCTTGTGTTAAACGGTTATAATCAAGCTCATTAAGTTCTTGTGGGTTGCGTAATTTCTTCACACCAACTTGACCTGTTGCACTTAACAAGCGATCGACCAGTTGGAAATTGCCCATTTCAAGGCTAAAAAACAACACCGAACCTTTGTGTTTTGCAATATTGCGGGTAAGGGTTAGGCTAAACTCGGTTTTACCTGTGCCGGGGCGACCGGCTACCACAACGATGTCAGTGGAATTAATTCCGCCAAGTACGTTATCCACCCCCTCAATGCCGGTAAAAAGTAACCGCTCTTTGAAATCGCTTTTTGAACGTTTTTCAAGCACGTCCACGTAAGAATCCATCAACTCACCCAAGGCAACCGGTTTAATTTCGGTTTTGCTCACCAAGAGTTTTTGAATTTGATTGAGTGCGCATTGAGTAATCTCGTTCACTTTTTCTTCACGGGCATTGGCTAATTCGCTTGCCATTTTGAGCATGGTCTGTTGTGCCGAGCGGTTAATCCAAGCAGCGTGAACTTTTTTCGCATACCCCGAGAGATTTCCGCTGTAAACGATTCGATTTGCCATTTCCACCAAGTTTGCAAAGTTTTCGCCGTAGTCTTGTGAAAGCATTAAAATATCAATCAAATCATCTTTGCGGGCTTGTTTGCGAATGTTGCCGTAAAGTGCGCCAAGCTGAACGGTCTCAAACATTTCCGGTTCAAGCCAACTCATCACTTCTCGGGCTTGTGGTGATAGTCCGCCACTCAGTAATGCCCCAACAAGGCTATATTCCAAATCGTAATTGATATTTTGCATTACAGGTTCCCTTCCAAAACTTTGTCTAACGTGCTTTCACGAAGTAAATATTCAAAATCGGCTTTCCAGCCACGGTCATTTTCACCAAAGTAAAACGGCGGGGCTTGCTTCAGGAAATCGGCAAAATATTCCCCAATTGCCGATGCACTCCCATCACCAAATCGTTTTTTAAACACCGTGGATAATTTTTTCACAGCTCGTTTGCGTTTATCGCTGAGCGCATTAGGGTTAGCCACAAACGATAAATGCGTTTGGGATTCCTCAACCGCTTGGTTGTAGGCTTTCGCTATACCGGCATAATCAACCGAATCGGATTTTGTTTTTTCTTCAGGCGTAGTAAATTCGTTTTGCGAATCCATTTCATCCACAGGGTCGGCGTTAGCCGATTCCCCGCAAGGGGATAAAGGGGTTTTATTTGTATGTAATCTAGTGTATGTATTCTCTTGATCAATAACGAAATGACAATTTGACTGTTCCCGAAATGACGTTTTGTCATTTGGGGAAATGACACTTTGCTCATTGGCGAAATGACAATTTGACTGTTCCCGAAATGACTCAACCAAATCATCAAATACATCAAAATCAATTCGGAAATACAGGCGGTGTTCTAATCGTTTATTGGTCTCAACGACCACCCCAAGTGAACGTAATTTCTCACGGGCAGAACGCAATTCACGCTCGGTTAATCCTGTTTCGTCCATCAGTTCATCAAGGGTTTTATACACACCTAACGGATTATCGGTTTTATCACTCCAATAATATAATTGCGAAAATAAAATCGTCGCTGTAGCCCCGCCAAGCACTTTTGTCAGCCCTTTGTAATAAGCTATGGGCTGACCGATTAAACGTAATGATTCAGAGGCTTTCATCAAAAATCTCCTTGTCTAACATCGCTAATCTCACTGATAAAACCCTTTGCCAATAAAGAGCTAAAAGCACATCAATTCGTACCGGTTGATTAAAACGTTCCATTGCGTGCCTCCATAAAATACTGACTGAATCGCTTACCGCTTTTAGGGTCTTTAATGATTCTTGAGTAAATGTGATAGCCGTTATTGCGCAAATCCAAAATCCGTGCGGACAAACGCATACAACCAAATAGCTTTAACGCCTCAAGTGAAGTGATTTTTCCGCCGTTTTGCATAAATGCTAAAATTTGTGCATTTTGGGATTGACTTGATTTCTCATTTAAATTAGTATTTTTCACGTCTGTATATTCCTAATTAGCCACGGTTGCCGCCGTGGTTTTTTATTGGGTTTAAATTAGCTTTGTTTCGACGGTTTTTATTGCCAATAAACCGTTTAGCCTTATCCAACAAATACGTCATTACGTCCGGTTTAAACGTGCTACGGCATCGATATTCTTGTAAGCACATCTCGGTTGCCTGATTGACTGAAACCATATCAGCCCCCCCTGAATCAGTTGGTTGCGAATATGTTTGATGATGAAATCTTCTGCATTCATGTTGTTTATCCTTTGGTTTTTATTGCCCCAAAACCTGTTTTAAACACACCAACTGAGAAAGAAGGTGTTCAACAGATTCCATTAATTTATCCCGCTCTTTTGCAGAAATTTCATAGCCCAAATCAGAATCCTCTGAAACCGCTTCCGCAGTATCGCCACAGAGTTTTCCAACCGTTGCGGAAAGTTTCGCTACATCACGCAATAAATCCGTTGAATTGCTACCGCACTTTGGCTTTGGCATAAGTGTGCAATCCACGCTTTGTGCAATCATTTCCACTATATTTACTGACTCAGTTAGAGAAATAAGATGAATAGCGTCAATAAACCCTAATTTATTGCGTGGGTAATCAGGATTAAGCTCTTGTGCTAATTGAGATTCAGCTTTGCCCAATGTCGGTGCAAAATTAGAAATATTGCGAGAACTAGCCAGCTGAACGTGTAGAGCCTGTTGAACATAAGCGAATGGCGATTTATTTTCTTTCATAAAAAAATCCTGTCTTTTTATGGTTATTTTTTTAATCTAATCGGGTAAATTAATCTTCAGTTAAGGATTGAAGAATTTCATCAGTTGAAACTTTTCCACCGGTAGCATCAGAAATTGCCTTAATATGCTTACCGTTGATTCCTTGACCTTTTAGCCAGTTGCCAACGGTAGCGTTACTTACACCGCAGGCTTTGGCTAAAATGTCTCGGCTACCACATTCTTCAATTACTTTTTCAATAGCTTTATTCATAAACTTTTCCTTAATCAATATAAAGCAAATATTAAATTATTCTTTAATTAAAATAAAGTTTTATTTTATTGCATTTGCTAAAGAAAACTTTAGGATCAACAAAAAACTTAAAAAGAGGTATGCGATGAGTACGCTCGGTGAACGAATTGATTGGGCAATGCGCCAAAAACTGAAAACAAGAAAGCAGCTTGCAGAAGAGCTTGATGTTTCAGTGATGGCAATAGGTGATCTTATTAATGATAAAACTAAGAAACCTCGTAACTTGTTGGAAATTTCCATGGTTTTAGGTGTAAATCCAGTATGGTTACAAAGTGGGATTGGAGAACCATTCGAGGGCTCAACAGATATTTCTGCTTATACAGCAACAGAAGATGACGAAGATAACATAACACTTGATGTATTAGATATTGAAGCCAGTGCAGGTCATGGCGCAGTGAATGGTGATATGGTTCAAGTGGTAAAACAATTAAAATTTGTACCTGACCAGTTTTACAAATATTACCCCGGTATTACCCCGGCAAACATTCGAATCATTAATGTGAAAGGGGACTCTATGTTTCCAACTTTCAATAATGGCGATCTCCTCTTTGTGGATATATCTATTCAATATTTTGATGGTGATGGTATTTATATTTTTACCTTTGATGACACACTTTTCGTTAAACGTGTGCAAAAAATAGGGCGAGATTACTGCATTATTTCTGATAATGATGATGTGTATAAGCCTTGGTATATTAAACCAGAAGAAGCCTCTGAAATGTTCATTCACGGCAAAGTGAGAGTCCACCAAAGCCAGAAGTTGAATTTTGTGGGGTGATTGTAGGAGCATTGATTTACCTCAAACATATCAGAGTGTTAAGGAATAAAAAACTATCAATATTGTTTAATATTTAATTACAAACTAACCATAAGGATAAAATATGGTAACAAACCAGAAGAAACACAACTTCAATATTAGATTCTATTCTGCTTGTTCAGAGAATGGTTATAATTTTAGAACACTAGTAAATTATTTTAAGGATGACTCAATGCCTGTCGTAATGATAGGTAATTATGCGAGAAGAATACACATTTTCTCTGATAATTCTAGTTTTGATAATTCAATATCTGGTTATTTCTCTACATTTAGAGAAGATATTTTACACAAGGGAAATAAAACTACAGGAAAAGAAGAACTTTTGAATCTTGAAGATGACGAATCTATTATAGAACGTAATTATTTCACATTATTTTATGGACAAGAAAAAGAATTTTTGCTTTATCATAATTCA